AGCAACATCGTTTCAAACCGGTTCAATTATTCAGACCGGATTTTTTACTCAAACAAATCAAGGTGGAAATACAATAAATTTAACAGGAGATGATGTTTTCAGATATCAACTTACTAGAAATTCATTAACCGGTAGTTTTCAAGAATTTACAATAGCTGTAGCAGCTGATGCAATTACAGGTGGTGGTAATACTATATGGGCAGCTATTGGTTGGGAAGAAATAGTTAGATAAAAATACGATTAGTGTAAGAAATTCGTTACTCTTTTATTTTTTTATATTTATAGGGAGTAATGTAAACAATTTCTTATGTCTCTAAACTTAAAATGGCCAGGAAGTGGTTCAGTAATATCGGGATCTACCCCATTTAACATCTATGATAGCGATGCGGAGTTTCAAGCCGATGGCCCTAAAACGGCTGTTTGGTGTGCTAAACGATTGGGTTATCCGATTGTTGATGTGGAATTAATTGATGAAAATTTTTATGCCTGTTTTGAGGAAGCAGTTAGTGAGTATTCTGCACAGGTAAATCAGTTTAACATAAGAAATAATCTCGCAGTATTAAGAGGTAAACCTAAAAGTGCTGTCAGCAACTATTCACAAAAATTAGTTGATGGAACATCGGTAGCAATGATATTCCGTATGTCGCAAGATTACGGAGCATTGGCAGGCGTTGGCGGAAATGTTGATATTAAACGAGCATATGTAAATACATCAGCATCTGTGCAAACTTATGACCTTACACAAGATGGAATAGATTCCGCAACAGGCGAATCATTCTCTACTATGTTCACCGGTTCTGCTGTATTTGATGTAACACGTGTTTACTTTGAACAGATTCCGGCAATTACTCGTTTCTTTGACCCGTATTCCGTTGGAGCACAGGGAACACTTAACCTTATTAGTGAATTAGGTTTTGGAAACTTTTCACCTGCGGCACAATTCCTTATGATGCCGGTATTTGAAGACCTTCTTCGTATGCAGCACATTGAGTTTAATGACCATATTCGTAAATCTGCATATACTTTTAATATAGTCAATAACAAATTACAAATATTTCCAATACCATCTGAAAGGTCGGTTAAGAAAATATACTTTGAATATATTAAAAGAGATGACCTAAATGCTAAATCGGCATTTGTAGATACTACGGGTAATTCTATATCTGATTATTCCGATATTGCATACGACTTTATTCAATACTCCGATATAAATGATGTCGGAAAACAATGGATAAGAAAATATACACTGGCATTGGCAAAAGAACTGTTAGGTGCCGTTAGAGAAAAATATAGTAGTATTCCTATACCTGATGCGGAAGTCTCATTAGATGGTGCTGCATTGCGTTCAGAAGCTCAAGTAGAAAAGGATGCACTTATACAACAACTTCGTGAAAACTTGGAAGAACTTTCTCGTAAAAATCAATTCCAAATTCAGAAAGATGTAGCAGACCAACATCAGGCTATGTTGCAAAAAATTCCACTTAAACTTTATGTAGGATAATATGCCAAAGTTTATATCCGAAAGAGATGTTCGTTTTTTCAAACATATAGCACGTGAACTCGTAGATGATGTAGTTCAGACCGCAATTGTTTTGTATAAAGTGAATTTAACGGATACGCGAATCAATTTATATGGTGAAGCGGTAGATAAGACTTGGCATAAAGGTGTAGAAATGTATGTTCTAATTGATAAAGATCCGGGCACAACCGAATACGAAGGTTTTGGACCCGAACAATCTCAAACAATCACATTCAAATTTGACAGATTTGCTTGCGAAGAAAAGAATTTGTATCCCGAAATTGGAGATGTTATATACTTTGACAGCACATATTACGAAGTCAATTACACATATGAGGTTCAGTACTCGGGTGGTCAGCCAGTAAATAACTTTAGTATAGTTGTTAACGCATTCTTGGCTAACAGGTCTACATTGGGTATAGAAGAAAGAGTAAACTAATAGAAAATGGCAGCAACAGACCCTTTAAGAAAAACGGATAGAAATCTACAAATCAAATCGGAGAAGAATGATATTAAACAAAGTATCACCCTATTTGATGTAGATTATGCTATTATGAGTTATTTAGAGGATGTTGTTTTACCAAAAGTAGAACAGGGTGGTAAGTCAATAAAAATACCTGTAATCTACGGTAATTCAGAGAGATGGGTTGGAGCAAGACGGCAGGGAGTATTTAGAGATGCCGCCGGTCGTATACAATTACCATTATTAATGATTAGAAGAAATAGTGTAGCAAAAAATGAAAGTATGTCTATGTTAAATAGGCATGTATCTTATAGAGGTATTAAGAAATGGTCAAAAGAAAATCGTTATGACCGGTTTAGTGTATTAGGCCCGACAGCTAAACCTAAATACGATATTTACAACATAACGATGCCAGACTATGTAGAAATAAACTACGAATGTATGGGATGGACAAATTTTACAGAACATCTTAATCTGGTTGTAGAATCTCTTACATTTGCTTCCGATGAATATTGGGGTGACAAGCATAAATTCAAATTTATAACAACAATAGGTGATTACAATATTGTAAATGAAGTCGGCGAAGGAACTGAAAGAATAAATCGGGTTGAGTTTAGTCTTAATGTAAAAGCCTATTTGTTACCTGAAAAATATGACGGACAGGATACAATTAAGAAACAAAAAAACATAACAAAAGTCGCAGTTTTTACATCGGAAACCGATATTACTGCCGATGGTCGTTTGGAAGGTATCCTAACCAAACCATCCGCATATTACGATAACAAAGACCTTATAGATTTCTTATCACTAAATAATTCGGAATCAGCTAATCCTATTACAAATGATACTATAACATTCAGTAATGTAAAATTAGTAAAAACGCCTGCGGCATTATCATCTACAATAACAGCAAGTTTGACAATTGATACGATAAGTTATGATGTAAAGGTATACATAAACGGCGTCAGAATGATTCAACCTAATAATTTTACCGTAACATATTCATCATCAACTAATCAACTTATTATTACCTTTATACCTGCAAATATAGGGTATAGTATAACTAGTGTTGATGAGGTAACAATAACTGGTAAATTTATTGAGATTGGATGAAAAGAAACATATTAGATATTACCAAAAAATTATATCGTTCTAATAATAGAATACGATTAGAAGCGGATGACCTAACAGATACGACTTACTATGTATTTAAAAAAGATGGTTACACTATACCAAGTATTCTATATGAAATGTCGGAAATAAATACAAAGCAAAGAATAAATGTTATGGTAAATAATGTTTATATACCTAACGATGATTTTATTATTGAATACGAAAACGATTCAATCAGAGTAAAGTTTTTGAAAAGCAGAATTGGTTACGAATTAGATTCATTAGATAAAGTAGTTTTGGAGGCTTCGGTTGAATAATATGTTAAATAGATTCAATCCATATAGTAGACAAAGAAAAATATCAACTTTGGTAAATACAAAAACCCAAGAAAATTCTGATTTAACAGGCAGTTTATTAAATATAGAAATACCATCGGAAATAACATTTGTTAGTAATACAAGAAAATCTTTCAAAAGTAGTTTGGTAAATAAAGCAAATTTAACTGAAACAGATATTACAGGTAGTTTAATAGAAATAACAGAACCAACAAAGATAGTCAACTCTAATTTAAGAGAATCGCCTAAAACTCCCGCAATAGTTAATTCCGATAAAATAGTAAATGATTTTAGAGAGAATATACTAAAATATAGCGCAAGAAGTATAGAAAAACAGATAACGGGCTTTGATGCCAACGCAAATCAATTATTTATATCGGGAACTATTATAGATTACGGAACAGAAGCAGTTTCCGACAAAGATTTTCAGATATACTATAACGGAGTTCGTCTTCCTGATATATTTATGGTAGAACAAATAAATAACGACATAATTATTACTTTAAATGAAGAACACATAGAATATGAAACACTATCCTTATCCGAAATTAAAGTAATAGGTAAATTTATATAAGATGGCTGAACTGATTAGATTAAAACAAATAGAAAGTGGGTCGTTCTTAGCCGCACTGGCATCCGGAAGCGGTGGTGGAACCGGCGCAGGATTTCCATTTAGCGGTTCGGCAGTCATAACGGGTAGTTTATATGTTAGTGGTGCGTTTACAGCATCTTTACAAGAAGGTTATATTTGGGTGGGTGGATATAATAATGAAAGCGTATTAATAGCAACATCGTCACTATCTAGTACATCTGGTACATCGGGAGAATCTGGAACATCAGGAACATCTGGCTCATCAGGAACTCGTGGTTCATCGGGAACATCGGGTTCATCAGGCTCAACTGGCTCATCAGGTTC